ATATAGATTACCAGAACCAGCATTACAATCACTTAAATCAATGTCTCCTCCAGTATATTCTAGATAATCTGTACCAATGTCTCCATAATAATATTTTGCACAATCATCATTTGCATCATTAATGCAACGAGTTGTTGATGTTAGATATTGAAAATCATACGCATCTGTTTCCCAACCAGTCCAGTCGGCTTTTGTTTCAAATCCATCAATCCATTTTGTTACTCCTGCAAGATCTCCTCCTGTAGTTGACCAATTACATTGACTACAATTATTACATGGTACTTCTGTAGAATATTGAGAACAATCTAATGTTCCTTGACATTCAATGTTTTGTAAGATATCTACATATACACCTCCAATTGTAACATTTTCTATTGTCACACCTGAAGTTATATTGACACTGTTTTCCAAATATTCAAATGTAATTGTTATATTTTCTGAATCCGACACACTTTTTGGGTTTACTGTTGTTGGGTCTGTTATATTTATCTCTGTTTCTGCATTTACAAATGTAAATAATAAAATTAACATTGATGCCAAAATCAGTACTTTTTTCATATTAACAAATCTCCAATACAGATGTTGCTCCTCTTATTATTTTACAGGTTGCATTAACAGTTTCATTGACTGCCGTGTTATGAATGATTGTCACGTTTCCAGTAAAAACATAATTACCTGTTCCAGTGTCTCCGGTATCTAAGAGATAATCATCGGTAATTTCTGTTGGTCCAATACAATCAGTACATCCAGTTACATTTGTGTCTGTGTCAGCAATGGTAGTATCAATATCAGCAGTACATAGAACTCCACCAGTAGAATTAACTCCTACCATCTTATCTGTGCCTGGACAGTCTGTAGTTACTAATTCATCCAATCTAGTTGATTCATTTGTATCCGTATATTCGGAATGGGTATGTCCACCTCCACAGATTTTATTGGCACCACAATCTCCAGATGCATCAAATGCTAGGTCTTCTCCATCGACATAAGCTCCCGCGAAGTCGCTTACATCTATATTAATAGTAACATCCGCATCTATACCCGGAAGAACATCATCTGCTCCATCTTGTAATCCATCACCAGCAACAATATCTCCCAATAATGTTGAAGCCATATAATCGTGAGTATGCCCTCCACCACAAAGGTTGTTAGCGGCACACTCTCCGGATGCGTCTATAGCCAAATCTTCTCCATCAACATATGCTCCCGCAAAATCTGAAACATCTATATTTATTGTAACGTCTGCATCTGTTCCTACTAAAACGTCGTCTGCTCCTCCTTGTAATCCATCACCGGCAACTAAATCTTTAAGTAATGTTACATTCAAATAAGAATTGAAATACCCTAAATCATTGTCAAATTCACTAAGTGACGAATATGTGGTATCAGTATCCGTATCTCTCTCATCAGTGATAGCTATAATAGTAGTATTTAGATTTCCTTCATCTACTCCAAACACTTCACTAGATTCAGTCAAGTAGTAATCACTCTCAGAATACGTAGTATCGGTATCAGTATCTACATCTGACCCACATTCTATTCCTCCCGTAGTATTGACTCCTATCATTTTGTCATCACCACCACAATTGGTAGCAATTAACTTATCCATCTTAACACTTTCATTTGTGTCAGTATCTGGAACAGTTGTGTCTAAATCAGCAGTGCATAAAACTCCGCCAGTAGCGTTTATTCCTACAACCTTATCTGTGCCAGGACAATCAGTTCCAACAAGTTCATCAACTCGTGTAGATTCATTGGTATCGGTATCATCCAGCAACGCAGATGCTTCATATCCGTCTAATGTTCCTGTATTGGTTACTTCGCAAGTATCGCTGTCACAGGTAGTATCAGTATCAGTCCAATTTGATATTTCAGCGGTGGTTATACTTCCTGGAATTGAACCTAAATCGAAACTTGCATTTATATATGTAGTATCCGTGTCAACTTCTGATATATCAATTGTACCACCATCTACTAAACTTATTACATTTGTTGGTGCATCATAACTTAAATCTTGTGTATCAGTATTTGTATCTGTATCCCTTTCATCGGTAATAGCAATAATCGTTGCATTTAAATTACTTTCATCTACACCGAACACCTCACTTACTTCAGTTAGATAATAATCCGATTCACTATAGGTTGTATCTGTATTAGTATCCACATCAGAACCACACTCAACACCACCAGTAACATTAACTCCTATCATTTTATTAGTTCCAGCACAGTTGGTTCCAATCAATTTATCAACTTTTACACTTTCGTTAGTGTCGGTATCTGCTATTGTGTTATCTATATCTGTAAATACTGCTGAAATATTAGCTTGATTATCTTGTTCAAAGGTTATTGTTTTTGTTGTTGTTCCAGTTACACTTACACTTGTTAGATTGTCATTTGTATCTGTATATGAAGTTATTGCATTTTCAACGCAACCAGTAATTTCTGAACATTCATCTTGTCCTTCGAGTTCTGTATCAACTTCTGCTGAGGTATAATAATCTGGTTTATCTTCGGACCAATTCCCTACAAAAACTATTACATCTGCTCCAGATAATTGAGTGTTTGTATCGGTATCCCTCTCATCTGTAATCGCTATTATTGTTGTGTTTAAATTACCCTCATCGACTCCAAACACTTCGCTTGATTCTGTTAAATAGTAATCTGATTCGGAATATGTAGTATCTGTATTAGTATCCACGTCTACAGCACATTCTACTCCGCCTGTAACGTTAACTCCAATCATCTTATCAGTTCCACCGCAGTTTGTAGCTATTAGTTTGTCAACTTTAACTGATTCATTGGTATCTGTGTCTGGAATGGTTGTATCTATATCAGCAGAACATAATACCCCTCCAGTTGAATTAATTCCTATTACTTTCTGAGTACCAGGACAATCTGTTCCAACTAGTATACCAAATCTTGTAGATTCGTTTGTATCTGTGTCTGTATCTACTTTATTATTAAATGTAGTCCAATCTGTTGAAGTTAAATAACCATCTCTCCCCGATGTTGCTGATTGTGTAGCTATTGTATGCTGTGCTAAAGTTAAATGATAATATTCTCCAGCTGTTCCTCCATCTAATCCACCAAGATTATTATGTACAGTTATTGGTGCGGCAGTAGTTGCAAATGCTGTCCAAGCTGTTCCATCACACCATAATAATTCTACACCAGAACTATCATAATACCAAGCCCCAGCATAATTTGCTGTACAAGTTTCTGGTCCTCCATTGCTCCCTTCTAGTTTCATCATATCACTTTGCAAAAACATAAGAGTTTCTGAACCTCCAATAGTTACTAAACTTTCAATTGGTTCTGTTTGTACATTTTTCAAAGTTCTTTCAATTGATATATACGCTACTTTTGTTGTATTTGCGAAAGGTGTTCCATCATATTGTTTATTACAAACTCCTCTATCAGATGGATTTATGAAAGTTATTGTTCCACTTATTTGCATTCCGTCTGTTGTATCTGTTACACTTGGAAGTATTTTCCAGGTTTCTGTATTATCACAATAAAAATAATCCAACCTTAAATCTTTATTTGAATGTGTATCTAATGCGAAAGAGATTGTTGTAAAGTTTACTGGTGCTCCAACATAAACAAAATCATTGTTTAAATCGAATAATGTTGCCCCAGCTCCATTTGTATTAAAATTAACTGTTTCATCTATGCCTTCTGTATATGCATTAGTTAAGGAATCTGTACTACCTTGATGAATTATGTGGTCTATATCTCCAGTAATATGTATTAAATCTATATCATTATTAGTTCCTTCTCCAATAACGTTGACATTTATGAAAGAAACCTCTGAATCACTTATTCCACCCACTCTTATTTCTTGAAATATTTGGTCATAATTAATACCACTTGCTCCTGTACTTGAATCTGAAAATAAACTTAATCCAAAGGAATCAAAATTTTTCATATCTTGTTCTATTTCTAACGCTGAATGTTGTTCTGTTCCAGCAATATCTGCAATATGAACCCCATGTTTATTTGTACCATTAGCAATATCTATTCTAAAACTAGTGTCTTTATTCTCTCCAATTGATAAATGAACATCTCCATTATCTAATACTGAAAATGTTGGTTTAGGATAAACATAATAAGTCATATCGGATGCATCTACTATTGAATCTCCACCCGCACTACCAAAACCTACTCTAATACAAGTTGAATTAAGAAAGTCTGTTATTTCTCCTGTTGCATCAGTAAAACTTGGCGTTGATGAAATAACTGTTAAAAACATCCCATCATTCTCTACAAAAAATGGGTCGGTTGAATCACAAATGAATTGATTTGATGCAGTTAATGTAGCAGTTCCACCTAGCGAAGTTATATTTAATGAGCTACTATATTCATGTGCCATCAATGCAGGTCCATAGGCTGGCGCAAAAAACATACCCATATTTTGAACAAATAATCTATTTCCTATAACAACATCACCTGCACTATTTATTAAATTAGTGTGTCCTCTGTCATCAACTCCAGTATGAACAAATCCACTTAAAGTAAGATTGCCTTCATTTGCATAATCTGAATATACAACATTTCCAACAGAACATGAACCAGTCGCATTACAATTTGTGTCTGTATCTGTATCAATATCTGCTGTACACAAAACTCCACCAGTAGCATTAATTCCTACTACCTTATCTGTTCCCGGGCAGTCTGTTCCAACAAGAACACCAATTCTAGTAGACTCATTGGTATCTGTATCTGTTACTGTCTCTGTTCCTGTTACAATACTTGTAATATGACCAAATGTATCTAATATTACATCTTGGATATATGTTCTACCACTATTATCCGAACTTGCTTGTGATGATGTGTCTGAGTGACTAAATTCTGTTGAAATTAAGGTTAATCCTGTTCCATTTGTATAAGTTGTGTCTATATCTGTATCTATATCTGAACCACATTCTACGCCACCGGTTGCATTGACTCCTATCATTTTATCAGTCCCGCCACAATTAGTTCCAATAAGTTTAGTTATCTTAGTACTTTCATTAGTATCGGTATCTGCGATTGTTGTATCAATATCGGCTGAACATAAAACTCCACCAGTTACATTAACTCCAATAACTTTCTGTGTTCCAGGACAATCTGTGTTAGCCAGCTCATCAAATCTAGTTGACTCGTTAGTATCTGTATCATCTAACAATGCAGATGCCTCATATCCATCAAGAGTCCCTGTGTTAGTAACTTCACATGTCTCGCCGTCACAATCAGTATCTGGAATGGTTGTATCAACGTCTGATGTGCATAATACTCCACCTGTTGAATTTATTCCAACAACTTTATCAGTTCCTGGACAATCCGTACCAACTAATACTCCAAATCTAACACTCTCATTGGTATCAGTATCATCTAGTAATGCTGAAGCCTCATAACCATCGAGAGTTCCAGTGTTTGTAACATCACAAGTATCGCTATCGCAAGTTGTATCAGTATCTCTTGCATCAGTAATCACAATTATTGTAGCATTTAAATTAGTTACATTTGAATGGTCTATTGTTGTTCTCCATGTGTCTGTATCATCTAAATAATAAGCACCATCTTCTCCATCAAGCTTATCAGCATCCCATAAACTATCATCAGAACAGGCAGACCAATCTGAACAAACATATGTAGTATCCGTATCTGTCCAATTCGACACTTCGGAAGTTGTTATGCTTCCTGGAATGGATTCTAAATTCCAACTCTCATTAGTATAAGTTGTGTCAGTATCAGTATCTCTAGCATCTGTTATAATTATGATTGTATCATTTAATTCGGTTTCATTGACAAGTAAAGATACATCTCCTGTTCCACTTCCACCTGTAATATACTTTCCTGCTGTATTCACCGCTGTAATGTCTCCACTACCAACTCCAGCATCACTTAAACAATTTCCTCCAATTACACATACATCAGTTGCATTAATATAACCAGTAGTTATCATAGTACCGGAATTATCAATGTCAAATATCATTCCTTCAACTTGAGCTTCGCTTAATTGTGTATTGGTATCGGCATCTCTTTCGTCGGTTATAGCAATTATTGTGGTATTAAGATTTCCTTCATCTACTCCAAAAACCTCACTTGATTCAGTTAAATAATAGTCATTTTCACTATATGTTGTATCCTCATCGGTATCAACATCTGAACCGCACTCTATACCGCCGGTAGCATTAACACCTACCATCTTATCATCGCCACCGCAATTAGTTGCAATCAATTTATCAATCTTAATAGACTCATTGGTATCAGTATCGGCGATTGTATTGTCTATATCTTCTGTACATAATACACCACCAGTCGAATTAATCCCAACTACTTTGTCAGTTCCTGGACAGTCTGTTCCTGTTAATTTATCAAATCTTACACTTTCATTAGTATCTGTATCATCCAATAGAGCGGATGCTTCGTAACCGTCAAGTGTTCCAGTATTAGTAACCTCACAAGTTTCTCCATCACAAGTGGTATCAGCTATTGTTGTGTCAACATCAACAGAACATTCAACTCCGCCAGTAGCATTAACACCTACCATCTTATCAGTGCCACCACAATTAGTTCCTATAAGTTTATCCACTTTAACACTTTCATTAGTATCAGTGTCTGGAATTATAGTATCTATATCGGAAGCACACAATACTCCACCAGTTACGTTGATTCCTATTACCTTATCTGTTCCGGGACAATCTGTTCCTACCAATATATTGACTCTGGTTGATTCGTTGGTGTCAGTATCATCTAAATAATAACTTCCAAGTTGACCATCTAATTTATTTGCATCCCACAATGAATTATCTGTACACGCTGACCAGTCTGAGCAAACATAAGTCGTATCACTATCTGAATAATTTGACACTTCAACAGTTGTGATTGTTCCTGGAATAGAACCCAAGTTCCAACTAGAATTAGTATATGTAGTGTCTGTGTCCCTTTCATCTGTTATTGCTATAATAGTGCTATTAAGATTACTTTTATTTATACCAAATACTTGACTTATTAATGTCAAATAATAATCACTCTCTGAATAGGTTGTATCACTATCACGAGCATCCGCTGAATCATTAATATATTGAGAAATGTTACTCCAATCATCTGCTTGTATATACCCAAACACTTTAATGTTGGCAGCATACGACGAATATGGATACATATATGAACCACCATCTACCCACATAGAAATACCTGAACCTCCTCCACCACCTAGTTCATCGTTTCCACAAGAAACTGCTCCATTAGCATCTACTCCAATAACCTTATCTGTCCCTGTACAATCCGTAGCTACCAAAACATTGAATCTTGTTGATTCATTGGTATCAGTATCTGTATCTGGAGTCAATAATACTCCATCATCATAAAAGGCACTAGCATTGATGTTCTTAGCATTATAGATGTCTTTCTGAGTCATATTCATATTAAAGAATGTCTTTATCTCTATAGCAGAAACTTGACTTAGAATACAAAGCATTAATATGACAAATAGTAGTATTTTTTTCATGTTTAGCCCCATTCCTGTATTATTTGATTATTTACATATATCTTGACTTTATGATTGACAATATCAACTTCAACTCTAGTTCCACTTGAATCTCCTACTGTCGTAGTAGCATTAATTGTAACTTCTTGATTAGTAGTATCAACATTTAAAATAGAAGTAGTATCCGCCTGTGTAACATTAAGGATAGAAGTACCATCCGCAGTCGGAGTGATTACTAACGCACCTGTCATAGTATCACCGGTGATATCTACATAGCCATCTAACGATAGGCCAGTAATGTCTCCAGCGGCATGACCGTGCATTAACGGTTTCTTTATTAATCTATCAAACGTTACATTCATCCTAACTATAGGTGGATACGTGTCTATTATTCCATATATTATCTAGGTTTGAATTTCCATCTATATATGTAATCTCGACTACACTGGATACGTCTGTAACTCTTCTAATGCGCCATACAGGTAACGACGCTGAAGCACCTGGAAGTGCCTCTCCTATATACGTCGATGACGTACTGGCGGAATCAACTATATCGATATATTGTATGTCATCTACAACAACATTATCCTTGACCATCCAATTCCACGCCCTCTTTTTGTATATCCTCTTGTTCCTCAAGAGGCCTATTGAATTCCACTTCGGTAATATCGGTATCCTTGTATGGCCTCTCTGCTCCAAAGTATTTTTCTCTCAATGGATATGGAATCTTTAAACTCCTAGCAAATAATCTATCCTGGAAGAATAATTCTCTATTCTCTATCGAATTCTGAGCTACAATAGATTTAAGTATAAATGACTCTGCCAGAAAATATAACTCTAAAGTATCATCACCCATATAATAGTATACTCTTCTATCGTCCTCAATGGACAACTTTTTGAAATCCTCAAAAAACAGAGGAATTATCTTTACCATTATATTGTACCTTATAATTATTCTTTATCCAAACTATTTAAATATAATTTGACTTTAGCAATTAAACTCTTACGTGATTCGTCTCCACCGAAAATTATATCTCTGCGTGAAAGGAATAACTTAAGCTTTGGTTTCTTTGCAATCCAATATTTAAATTTTATTGCTTCCTCATCAACCTTTTTAACTTCTGGTTCAGGTTCAACAATCTCTTCCACTTCTTCGGCAACTACCTCTGGCTGAATAGCAACTCTAACGTCTCCACTCTTAATTACCTCAGATTCCTTTTTCACTTCAGGACCTACTGGTATTTTGGGACCATCAATTCTCTCAAATTGTTTTGCATCAAAATTGTACCCTCGTGGAACTTCCACTACATCTCCAGTATTCGCCTGGAACAAATCATTAATAAGCGTACTCTCACCTAAATATCTTAATTTCATTTTTGTACTACCTCCTCTTTTGGTTCATCTAAAAAATCTACATCTGTTTCTTCTTTTAATGCCTTTAGATATCTCTTTTTGGCATTTTCTTGATTATAATACTCTACTTCTTTTTGTGCCGTACTTGATACTTTGTCATAAAACTCATCATCTGTCAATAACTTATTGATAAGTTCTCTTCCCTTCTTGATATCATATGGGTCTATTGTTGTGTGTGGGTAACACCGTCTAACACTCTCAACCCTATCACTTCCAACAACTGGAATCCCTAACGCCGCTGTATCTAACGTACATCTTCCGTGACTATGTAATGTAAATGGTTCCACTAACACTCTACAACGCAACATGTCTCTACAAAACTCTGGAAAGTTCTTTCCCGGTAGGATTTCATTGTACATCGACTCTGCGACATATGGCTTCTTGTCAACGTCTCTTGTATATCCAAGTAATCTGGTCTTTAATCCGTGATTTCTAGCCATGAACCAGGGAATATATACTGGATTGTCGTATCTGTGCCAAAGTATTCCAATAACCTCTTGTTTTGGTTCCTTTGGTAGTATCTTTAATCTCTTAACATGGCATGGATGTGGTATCTCATAACACTTCCTACCTGTTATCTCTTCTACCGCCGTACACATATAATATTCTGTTCCGAATAGCATATGAGCATGTCTCATCGCTTCTCCTACCTCTTCTGGATAGTCAAATGAACCAAACCAAAGTTCTGTGGTATAGTCATTATTAACGACAAGTTTTGTCTTAGCGTTATTATCGTCTATTATCTTTCGTAATCTTGGAATCAAATTCAAGTCTTGCCTAGAGGCATTCACTTGAATTATATCATGTTTGCAGATATCTTCCGGTTTAGCGTCTTGGAATCTGTGAATTTTTCCTTTGAAAACATTCATCCATTGATACAGGCCGGTGCGGGTGAGGTCCTCTTGTAAAAGCTGTATATGGATATGGTTGGTGTACATCGCATAACTTATATCTTTAGTCATTTTATATCACCACCATACTGTTATTAAACTGTTCCGCAAAATTCAATTCGTTACCTTTTGTTAAATTGTGACACGGGACACATAATGTAATACCATTATCCACAACATAAACTTTTGTCATATCAATAGATTTTGGAATTATATGATGTGCATTTAGAGTACAATTTGTTTTTCCACATACTTGACATTTATAATCATCCCTGTTAAATACCAAATTCCTCCAATATACATACAGTGGATTAGCAACAATCAATTGTTGTAACGAAGTAGTACCTCCTCTCCAACAAGGATTATTTTTTCCTTTTCTAATAGTTACCATATGTTCTAAATAACGTTTCGTGTTTTGTGACTCAACTTGGTTCCTAATATAAATACTATATTTCTTTAACCAACTTCGTATCGTAACATCTGTACATTTACACATACTCGCTATTTGTTTACTTGAATATTCTTCGGTAATATACTTCCTATACAACCAATCCCTATCCCTATAACTCTTTGGAAATTTAAGTTGTTCAATCTCTTTTCCGCACCGTCTTTGTATGTTATGTTTTTCTAACCATATATACACGGTAGTAGGATTAACATTAAATTCTCTAGCAATATTAACTCCATCACGTCCTTTATTCACATATTCATTATAAAGATAAGTTCTATCCCTATAACTCCTTTTATTTATTTCTTTCAATTTGTCTCACCCATTTGTAATCATAAAAAAATGAAAATGAGGGAAAAAATCCCTCAACACACTATCTACTCACTCCCACCTACTATTATATCTTATAATAAATGTTGAGCCTTCTGGAGCGTGGCTATCTAAGTTAATGGTGTTATATGTTGCATTAACTAATGTTGCCGATGCTAATGAATTTACACATTTTGTGGTTTCTCCCAAAGATGAAGCTTGATTGAGATATGTTATTGATAATATATCTGCTACTGCATCTATTGGTCTTGGTAAACCAAATTTGTTTGTAAATCCTACGTCAACAGTTCCAGCAACTGAACCACTTGTATACGTTCCTCCGGTATTATCTAAATAGACAATACTTGAAATATTCAAGAACGCATTATTTGATGTTATTGCTGATGCTACTCCACTAGATATTGGCATTGTCATAAGTTCTGTTAGCGAGTTTCCTTGCGAATCATAACCTGCGACATATACTGTTCCTTTTCTAGTTGGTGCTGTTTCCTTCCTGTTGACCATCATTACAGCTCTTGCATAATCTAGGCCTGTAACTGACGCTGAATTTAATGCTAACTGTGGGACCCAATCCGTTGAACTATGTCCAACTGCAATTTTGTTTGCCATAGTGCTTCCAGCACCTGTTGATGTTGATAGTGGATGTGCGATATGATACTCTACAAGTATCTTATCTTCATGGGTAAGTTTCTTTACTGTAAACTTTCCATCTCTAAATCCGTATACTGACATTTTTTATCACCTTTTATCTTTAATAACGGGACCAAAAATAATCCCGGAGAGACAAGCTCTCCGTCACTAAAGCTGGTAGTTATATTCTTCAAGACGCTTATGCGTCTGAGAAGAACCCATGTACAATAGCTAGTCCATTTATCCTGGTCATTTTATACCAAGCATCTAAAAGAACTTTGTACATTCTTTCGTCATCTTCTGTAACGATTTTTACTGTTGCTTTCTCTTTCCAGACAATTCCGGCAGCCGCACTTGGGTCTATCATAAAACAGATGTGACCTGTTGCTCCCCATGAAGTGTTATGGTTTGTACCACTTCCACCTGATGTATCAGTTGCGTGTTGGGCACTTGTTCTGACTAGTGTTGAAACTTCGATTATGCAACCGACATACTCTTCGATTACTCCTCTCCTAACTACACTAGGTCCGCCAAACTCAGCCGCATTTGTAAACTGACTAGATTTTAACAGAAATTTATACTGGGTTGGGTGTACGAAAACGATTGCATCTCCAGGCTTCTTACCGAAGTCATCTTCTTGCATTCCAATTTTCATATCAATAAGTTTATCAACTGTGATAACATCACCTGTTGCTAAACTTGCAACACCTGTAGCATCTCCGCCATAAACATAAGCCGCTGGAGTAGTCTCCAATGCTAGTATCTTAAAAGCGTCTGTTTCCAGGGTTTTTAAATACTGTCTAACTAATTGTTTATGAGCCATTTCTACAATACTGACTCTTGTTGCTTGTGCTGTTTCGAAGGAAATCTTTACTCCACCTAACTTAACATCAGATGATGTTAAACTTACAGCTACTCTACTTGCTGTGTCGAATTCTGTAAAGCTTCTTGCTATACCTTCTTCATCTCCTGTTCTTCCACTCATTAAATCTACATCGCCAATTTTAGGAATAATCAATGACACGTCATTGGTACTCATTAAATCTGGGAATTCAATGAAATATTTGGATAGAACTCTATCTGGTTGAGCGTCGAATATAATTCTTTGGGACCATGTTGAACCCATTACGCTTCCTAATCCACTTGTCCTGCTTGTATAATCTCCAGCCTGTCCACTACCGATTCTGGTAACGGATGCTGATGCGGCAAGTTTTTCGGGACTTTTTAATACCATATTTATTCACCTTTCGTTGTTTTTACTATGTACGCAAATTCTTTAGACCGACTGTTAAATCTTTGAAAAAATCTTCTGAATTAAGTTTCTCAACTTCCTTAACTTCTTGGTCTTGCGTTTCTTCGGGTACGACCTCTCCTGCTGTAGCAGGGTCACTAGGCTCTGTAACCTTTTCTAATTTCTCTTGTTCCTTTCCATATGCTATTGCGGCATCTACAATTCTTTCGTATTCTGATACTGATGTACTATCAAGCTTCGTAAGTTGCTCTACATCTTTATCTTGACCTAACACTTTGAACTTCTCGCTTAACTTGTGAAGCCTCTCATTGGTCATTTTCTTTGTCTGTTCGTCATGGAATTTCTTAAGTTTCTCGAACTCCTTTTTCATAGAACCGAGTCCACTGTTCTCTTTGGATAACTTTTCAGCGTCTCCTTTTAATTGCTTATTTTCAGCATAAAGTTTTGATAATTCTTCTCTAACCTCTTTAATTACTTCAGCCTTTTCAGCCTCTTTCTCCACTTCTTCAGCTTTTTCCTCTTTCACTTCTTCTTTAACATCTTCTTCGAGAACGGATTTTTCAATATCATCCAACTCTTCATCTGTTAATGATTCAGCAACTTTATCAATCTCTTCCTCGCTGACTTCTACTACCTCTTCGGCAGGAGCTTCTGGCTCTGCGACTTCTTCGGATTTTACCTCTTCTTTAGGTTCTTCCGCTGGAGTCTCTCCTGGTTTCTCTTCCTTAACTTCGGCTTCTTCGGAAACTGGTTCCTCTTTTACCTCTTCAGCAGGAGCTTCTTCTTTTGCTGGTTCTTCAGGAACATCAGTTTTTACTTCCGCCTCAGGTGCGGCTTCCTCTGATAATTTTTCCTTCGACTTTAGAATCTTTACTGTAGCTAAAAGTTTTCGTCTCTCCAAATTTTCTTCGTCAGTCAAGGAATCTTTCTTTGATAGTTCCATAAGCTTTTCCTTAGCTCTGGATAAATCTTTTATTGTCATATTTTCTACCTCTTTTCCTTGTTTTTCTTTACTTTTCTTTGTGATTCCAGCTACACATATAGCAACTACATCACTCTTAGTATAGTTCTTTCCCGTTCTAGGATTTTTCTTCTTTAAATATGTTTCACTTAAACGTGCCCTACACTTATCTATTTTTCCTGTATGTTTTTTATCTACACCACTATATGGCATTATTAATCACCTTTGTCCAATTTTAATGAATTATTAGGTTCGCTTCCCTCTGTTACAAGCGACAATTCCACAAACTCCAAGTCCCTTCCTACTATACCGACTCCAGAGAGATAATCCCTACTGGACAAGACATTAACACTGACCTGAGTTATAAGACCATCAAGTACGTTTCTAGCGGCTGTACTGTCATTGACATGTCCCCACCAACGTATTCCTTTAATTAACGAATCGTATTCTATTCTATCAACCATACCAACAATAGCACCTGCTTCCTTGTCTCTATGGTCATACACAATTTTAAACTGTTGATTCTTTGAATCGCCAGAAGCTAATTCCAGTTCCTTCGCTGGATAATATTTCTTCAATGGTTTACCTTCTGTTAAAAACACTCCCTTCACTTTTAAAGGAAGAGTCATTTTTCCTTTTCCTAATTGTTCAGCGAATCCAATATCTGTAACAAATCTCTCTGTTACGGGTACATCAGTTAAAAGTTTCTGTACGTATAGATTCGTTAAATTTTCCTGTAATCGCAAATATGTATCAGTATTCATAATTTTTCACTATCCAATCTGTCAAAGTGTGAATGACTTGACAGTTTCTCACTTAACTTACTATGTAAATGTATAATATCAGGACGTGTAAGTCCGTCTCCACAATTATTACTATAAAATAAATGTAGTAATGTGTGCGATAGGAGTAGTTGATTTTCTGATAACTTCTCGAAATCTACTCCGGGTTGTAATTTTATTCCGGAAGCCACAGGGGTGGCAACTTCCGGAAAGTGATTGGGTGAGACCTGGGGGTTACTCTCTGGCACCTCTGACTCCCCTAGGCTATCGCCAGTGAGCTTTTCATATTCTTTATCTAATTTGCCTAACAAATCTTGAAATTTTATATCATTCATTTTATTTTGGTGATGGAACATAACCTGGATCCGCTTTTATCTCCTTTTTATTTCCTGCCTGGGAACCGCCCTTATCTGCGTGCCAAGTTCTCATTTCATCTGTCTTTATATCGGACTCTTGTGTTCCAGTTCCAGTCTTTGGTTTCTGTGCACCAGGAACAGATTCAAATCCAATTAAACCTCGAGCCTCATCTCTATCTATCAGTCCTAGACCATATAGAGTACCAGCGAGTTCTCCTACAGTACTTAAATCTTGTGTTATTTCGTTAAACTTTAGTCTAGGTGGCTTAAATCCTGAAGCCTCTCCATAAACTTTAAAAATGTGATTAAACAATGCTTCCACATGAAGTTGATTCTTCTCTATCAATGTATATAAATGTCTAGTCTGAACAACTGATACAGCTCTATTAGAACCTTCACCTACTCCTATTAAAAGTGGTTTTGGTACACCTAATCCAGCAACAGTTGAATTTAAAAAATAATCTGCGTAATCAGGAAAGTTTGTCAATCCAGGACTCATCAATTCTAGTTCCAAATGTTCTGGAATAAGTATCTGATTCTTCCCTCCAATTCTTCCCAAAACTCTTCCCCATCTCTGTAATTCATTTGGACTTTTAGTAGCAACCTTTCCAACCCATAATGGATTCGCAGTTCTAACTGCTGCCTCCGCGGCTGAATGTTCCATATTCATCAATCTCCAAACAGTTGTGTAAATTGGTTGCAAAATGCTTATTCCACTAAACTCATCTCCAACCTTATTAAAAACTAGATGCCCAACTCTATCAAGTGGAATATCAATAAAACTTTCTTTTCCATTATTAACAGTTAATTGTTCATATCCAATTGGTTTTTTTGTCTCTTGGTCTATAATTATCTTTCCAGACTTTCTATCTTTCTTGAATCCAAAAGTTACAGGATGAATTGGGTCTAACCGTAAAATTTCTTTTCCGCCTTTATTCCAACAAAGCTCAACATATCCATCACCCATGACATCTGTGTTTACAGATAATAACCAAAATAAATGAATTCCTCCACTATTATCTATTAAATCTAAACACTTCTTTCTTCCTCCATCGTCTCCATCTATAATATCGTATCCCCTACTTACCATCTCATCGGCCCTAATGTTTACTCCCCGGAATACAAACTGATTAGTTAAATATAAATTTAGAAGCTGTTCTGGAGTATATCTTTTAACAAGAGATTGAGTGCTACCACGCTCTTTTTCAGTCGTAGCAGAAACACTTGGAAGTGTCCATTGATTAACTTTTTCATTTAAATCGACTATTAGTTTTTCCTGTGTTTTTATATGTATTTCCTTATCTTTTAATTTTGAATTCAAACCATCTTTTTCCTTAGAAAAGAGCTTCTCCTGTTCCTTTATCTCGTCTTTTGTAGCTATATTAAGATTACCTAATATTGATTTTAAGAAAGTGTTATTTGCCATGTTTAATTGTCCCCCATATTTTTTTACACCCGTAAATGTCCAATCAGACCTATCTGGTATATCATATGTGGACTTCATCTATTTAAGTCTTTCTATTTTTCTTACCAAACATTAATATTGAATATATTACAAAATAGAAAGGTTTATATACCCAAAGTGACACATATAATTATATGGGTAATAAATTGGAAAAGAATTGTAAAATATGTAAAGAGGTTTTCATCCCAAAAGTTGATAGAAGAGTTACATGCTCCACACAATGTGCCAGACTATTAAATAAATATAGACAACATATAGACGAATTTACATTCACAGTTAAATACACTCCAGTTGGAAGAGGTAGAAACAGATTAAAAAAGGTTATACCGCATGATAAACGGGGGCTAGGTAGAGATGGTGCTACACCTCCCTTGCAAGGAGGAGACGATGGGTTCAAGTCCCATAGCTTCCATTCTTCTCCGGAAGGACTGGAAGGACTGGAAGGACTGGAAGGACTGGAAGGACTGGAAGGACTGGAAGGGACTAAAGGAGTGGGAATAGGTTCCAGTGAGGTAATGACAATTTATAATACTATTGGAGTTACTGTGGACTATACCTGCAAGGACCGGAAGTGTCTTACCCACCTTAACCATCTCCTGTTCGGAAGGCTAAATCATCAAATATATCGTGGAAGAAAATATACTTATTACAAGAAGGGATTACTACATGATACTAAATATGTCAGATTAGAAGATAGCCAATACTTTATATGTATGGAAAAGACGGACCTTGTTGATAAATTGTTTCCAATAGCAAATGAATTACTTAAAGATATTAAAATATCTTCAACATCCTTCAAATCTGAGGATTTAAAGACTGGAAAGGAGTATTGGTTGGAAGTGGCGGAAAAGAAAGGATATAAGGTGAGAAATGTAAAATGAAAACACAGGATCCAAAACATCATAATGTATCTAAGATTGTTCAAATGGGAGAGGAAAAGTATGTCTTTAAGATGATTAGAGATGGCTATTCAATGTCTGAGATACATAGAAAACTAAGTCAGAAATATGGCAAGGGAGAACTTTCCTATGCCGCCGTTAGTAGATTTCTTAAGAATGTTAAAAAGAAACAAGGACTATTGTATCAAAAGGATAAGGGAGCCCTTAAAGACTATCATAACATGGTTATGAACTATAACAAGGAACTAAAGACTATACTGGAAGAAGTAAAGGATATGAAAAAGATTGCAAAGGATGAATTAGACTTTGCCAGTTATTCAGCACTTGTTGGTAGACTTTGGCAAGGAATAGAGTTAATAGCTAAGTTATCCGGAGACTTAAAAGACGGTCAACAGGTTAATGTAACTCTGTTATGCGATAAAGTATCTGTAGACGAGCAAAATGTCACTCAAGACCTACGTAGAACTATGACACGAAGAGAGATTAATGTTGAAGCCATTATTTTAGAGGAAGATGAAAAGAAAGCTGATTTCCTGGAGAAAACATACGGATAATGTTACTCCATAGTAAAAAACGAAAGGTTTAAATATTTATTCATATTAACAATATATAAGATGAAAGCGACACAAATAATAATGCCGAAAAAAAGAAAACCCGGAGAATCAGATTGGGAAAGATTCTATGGAAAGACTAGAGACGAATATGTTGAAGGTAAATCCGCGAAAGAAGGAGAAGTAAAGAAGCGGCCATGGGATGATTAGAGGGATATAAATGAGACAAGTAGAATTTAAATGTCCAGAATGTAAAGGACAATTAGACAAAGACAACAATGAGACTTATTGCATAAAATGTGGTTTGGTAGTTGATGAGGGAATAGACTTTACACATGAAGTTCACCCACTCGATAAAGAGTTTGAACGTCATAGAAGAGTAGGTCCACCACTAACAGATACATTATACGATAAGGGATTGTTTACATTAATTAGTAAAAAAATACGAGGTAGGTAAAAAATGGTAGAATATCAAAGAAAGAAATGTGAATCATGCGGAGCAGAATTTGAAGCAATACAATTTAGTCCATCTTCACCATGCGGTAGATGTGGACACCCAAACTATTACAATTGGGGCAAAGAGAGACAAGAAGCTAATAATGGATAAAAAGTGAGAGGGTGAGACCATGAATATATTAATAGTAGGATTTGGAGCAGTAGGTAAAGCAATGCATAGTGTTGTTGCTGAATATTCTCCGGATTCCAATGTTGGATTTCTAGATTTAAACGACGAAGATACTAATGAAGGTCATGAAAAAGATTTAGATGTTATGCATATATGTATTCCATTCTCAAATGATTTTGTAGACCAATGTGAAGATTACATTAATGATTGGAAACCAGAACTTGTCATCATAAACTCAACAGTAGAACTTGGAACATGTGAGCTATTAAGAGATGTAACAGGAGCTAGAATATCTCATGTGCCTATACGAGGAATACATTGTCAACTAAAAAATGGAATAATGTGGTTCCCAGTGATGATTGGAGCAACTTCCAAGTCAGCATTGATAAAAACAGAACAATATTACAGGAATGAATTAGAATTTGCAGATACTAATATTCACATATGTAAATCTTCCAGAGAAACAGAACTTGGAAAACTATTGTCAACAACAACATATGGAGTACATTTAGAATGGACTAGACAGATGAAAGCTATATGCGATTCATATGGAGTGGATTTCAATGAAGCTGTAACAAAGTTTACCGAAACATATAATGAAGGGTATGAAAGTCTAGACTTGGAAAAATTTATCAGACCAGTGTTAACTCCTGTCAGTAATGATGGTTGTGGCGGCCACTGTGTTATCGAGAATGGAATTATATTATTCAATAATAAATATAATTCGATAGTTAAACAAATATTTGCAATGGGAAAAAGTACTACAATCATTCCAAAATATAACGATAGGTCATGGTTATTCTGTGAATATATTGGAAAGGATAAAACTACAGAACAGATTGGGAGAGAGTGTAATGTGAGTTCTGTAACAATACAAAACTGGTTAAAACGATTTAATATTAAAAGGAGGCATGCTCCATGGACGGAAGACGAAAATAAATTACTGGAAGAACTTTCTCTTGAGATGACATTTAAAGATATTTCTGATAATAATTTGTTTCCATTTAGAACATATGATAGTATAAGATATCATGCTATAGTATTAGGAATTAAGTCGTGTTACGACCCTTCCGAAAGAACATTATCAACTAGAAAGAAAATCAGTTGTACATTACAAGGAATAGCTCTGGAAGATTTTGATAAGTTTACACCAAATCATAGGAGGGGATATAAACAAAAAATGTATAACTGGAGGAGCACTGTGTTCCAACGAGATAATTATACCTGTCAAAATACAAATTGTGAATTTTGTAATAATAATAAAGGTGTCACTTTAAATGCACATCACATTAAACGGTGGTCAAAATATCCAGATGATAGATTTAATATTGATAATGGAATAACATATTGTTACGACCATCACAAATCAATACATTTTGATATTGGGAGGAATGTAAATGCAACAAACACTTAGTTTTGCAACACCAAAACCCGAAACACGAAAATTAAAGAAATTATCTCCATCATCTATAAATTCATATAGACGATGTAAAAGAACATTTTACAATACTTACATATTGGGAATAAAATGTCCTGTGACAATACAGATGGTAAAAGGGAATATTGCTCACAATGTATTAGAGAGATTCTATGCTAAATACTTTCCATATCCGAGAAAGCATATATTCAATCTACTCAGACAGGAATGGAAAAAGTCAAAAGATTTAATAGCGTTAGAACTTAGTAAAGAAGATGATAAACGACATTTTACTGATTGCAACCAAATGCTTATGAATCTATTGAATAGAGACTTAGATACTATGCAGGGACTTATGCTCTCTGGAAAAGTAGAGAACGAGAGACATGCGTTTTATCTTATACGACCAAAATTCAGAGAGAAATATTTAGAAATTCCAGAACTTATGGTGTGCGGATATCTAGATAGAGTACAAGATGACCCATACGAAAATGTTACCACAATTGGAGATTACAAGACTGGAAACAAATATGGAATCAAGATGCCTATCGATGTCAGAAGGCAGGGAGCTATATACTCACTAATGTATAATCACTTGAATCCAGAGAATCCAGCAACTTTCTTCGCTGTGATATATCTAAGATATGGAGCATATTACTATATAGAGATTACAGACAGACTTATAGAGTATGCCAGAAGTGAAATAAAAGACGTGTGGGAAAAGACAAGAAGCAATAACATAGAGGACTATCCTCAATGCACATATGACAAGTGTTTTTGTAAGACAGTAGAGGCAACATGCTCAGAAAAGATATAGCTGAACTTGTAGCCAAGTCTTCATATATAAAATCAGTCAAACTTAAAAATGGTTGTTGGGAATTTGTCTATTCCGATTATAATGCTGGAAAACTAAAGAAATTTAAGCTTCCAATCAGAACTACACAACCAATGCTTGTAAGGAAACTTTCAAGTATAAAGAAACAGATAGGATACAAAGATAGAGGGTTATCATCATCAGAAAGAGCTTATTTTGTCATAACAAGCCAATTCAATGATGATGGCACATTTACAAATAGCTACAAAAAAGAAGGTAGCCTTATAGTTTTAGATGGAACTAAACGTTTCGAATTCGATAAAGAAACAGGAGACAGGGTGAAAACAGATGAGTGATAAAAAGATGGTTTACGTTACATATTTTCAGTTCTTTGATGCCAAACCAGCAGATGTACAGATTTTGGCACAACAGCTAAAAAAATTCTCGGATAAACTGAAAAAGGAGCATAATTTACATATAGAGTTCATTGTTGGAAATCAATACATTGAACCAAAGTCAATAGATTGGCTTGTAAAGGAATTAGATAAGATTGCGAAGACAACACAATATACGGATGCTGACCCAAAATTGAATCCAAATGAGTGATTAGAATGAATATAGGATTTGTAACATATTGGGGTTGGGGAAGAGGCCAAGCCTATGTCTCCAAGAATCTAGTAAAAGTATTGCTACCATACCACAATGTTAACATTCTAAAGCGTGGAACAAATGCTATAGAGTCAGAATTCCCTAAAATAAATGGAATAATAACAGAGAATAAAGGATATGACATTAGTGAAAAGTTTCTAAAAGAATGGATATCAGATAGGAAATTAGATGTGATAATGTTTATGGAAGAACAATGGCCATCCATGCAAACATCTTGTAATCTAGTAAAAGTAGCAAAAAGTACTGGAGTAAAGATATATGGATGTCCCATGTGGGAAGTATTCAATCCAGAAGACCTAGAGACATACAAGTTATATGACAAGATAGTTCTATTCATAAAGTGTGCATATAATAAGATGATGGGATATGGACTCAACAATATCATTTATCTGCCATGGGGAGTAGACTTAAAAGAGTTCAAGTATAAGGAGAAACTAAGCGGAGACGTTGTAACATTCTATATTCCTGGAGGATGGGGAGGAATGTACGATAGAAAGAACATAGACTCTGTAGTGAAAGCATTTAACCTGTTAAACAATGAAAATGCGAGACTTGTAATATCTATCCAGAAACAAGGACACTCTAGAAATGATGGAAATATCAAGATAATAAGTGGAGACTTGTCAAGAGAAACTTTGATTAGTCTATATCAGGATTGTGATGTTGTAGTTATGCCCAGTAAATGGGAAGGACTTGGACTCACATTTGCAGAAGCGTTCTCTTGTGGAAAGCCAGTCATAACGGTTGATGCTCCACCAATGAATGAGTTCGTCAAGGCTAACATAAATGGATTTCTAGCAGAGATTAAGAAGATTGAACATTATCCTGGAGTACACGTACAAGGACATGTAGTTGACGAGAAGAGTCTAAAGAACCAGATGTCTAAGTGTTTCAATCCAATGATACTTAACATATTAAAGGGAAATGCACGTAGAACAGCGATGGAATTGTATGATTGGAATAAGAATAAACTTAAATTTATTGAGTTGTTTAAATGAAAACGGAAATCAAAGATGGTACCATATTTCTAACTGGCGATGCTACCAAAAAGGAGATTAAGGAGCTTGAAAAATTGTTAAAGAACTACAAGATAACAAAATCTCCAAACCTGAGGATAAAAGATGACAAAGAAAAGGGAAACCATAAACGAACTGTACGACCGTCTGGGACTAAAAAAGTGGTGGCAGGACGAGCTACCGGAAAACAGCATAATAAATGATTTGCCGATATAAAATGAAATGCAACTTTACACATAGTCATTATGCAGAAATATTACAGATGTATTTAGATGCTGGATATAAGTTTTACACATTCAATGAACATCCACAAAATCTAATGAGTTTTGATACAAAGGTGGTATTCCTACGGCACGACATAGATAACTCATTAGAACGGGCTTTAAAGCTGGCTAGCATTGAATCTAGCATCGGTATCAAGAGTACATATTTTATACGTCTACATGCTACAATGTATAATCCTTTTAGCTATCCTTCCATAAAGATTGTTAAGGAGTTATTGGAACATGGACATGAAATTGGGATACATTATGAACCCGGATTGATTGATAATGAAAGTTTGGTTGGTCTGGTTGATAGAATGATAACAGAATTAACAATGATGGAAGTGAACTATGATACAGGAATACGCTCCATATCAACACATGAACCCAGAATGGAAAAGCATAAAGTGACAAAAGATTTGTTAAAATTGATATCCTTGAAACATAACGCTTATTCCGATAAGTTCACGAAAGATATGAAATATATAAGCGACTCTTCTATAGTTCCAATAAGCAAAGGACGTTGGAGAGAAGGTTGTATGTGCCAGCATATTGGTAAGTATGACAAGATGCAAATATTAATGCATCCAATATTGTGGTACAAAGATACTAGCCTGGAGAACTACTAACATGAATATACTTTATATAGGACTTGAAGCTGGTAATTGGGTAGTCAATATAGCAAATGCTTTATGCGAACACGGACATACAGTTACTTGTTTTGTACAAGACTACGAAAAATATGACGATTCCAGCAGTCCAGAATTACACAAAAACTTGACAGTACATGAAATTCCATACGAAGAAATACTAAACCCTGGAAGATTCAAGGATAAGCATATAGACAAGATACCTAAAGATATTGATATTGTATTTACTACAGATATCTATACTACTAAAATCAGTGCATATCTTGGAACACAACTAAAAGTTCCATGGACAGTGATGGTGATTGATGTACCAACAGATATATTACATGCTGATAGAACCAGAAGATTATTATTCCAACAATTCTTTGAAATTTTAAAACATTGTCCTGCGGTGTTTTTTATACTTAAGGTATCCAGAGATGAGTTCTATAACTTTACTGGACATATGTTTCCAGACGACCATGTAGTTCCATATGCAATACCACTCCCAGAAAAGTATTATCTATCTGGAGTGGATATCAAAGGAGATTATGTAATAAGTGTATGTAGATTGACTTCAATAAAGAATTGTAAGATTATCCCACAAGCACTTGGAACTTTAGATACCATAAAGAAATATGTCTGTGTTGGAACAGATAAAGGAGCATTAAAAGAGATAGAATATCATTGTAAAAAGAATGATATCGAACTTATACGATATGAGAACATATCACAGGAGAAGAAGTTTGAACTCATTAGAGACTCTTCAATGCTGATATACCCACAGATTACTCCTTACATTGGAGGATTGAGTCCATTTGAGGCAATGCATGTAGGAAAGTTTGCTGTTATCCCAAAGACAAAATCTATGATGGAGCAATGTGAAGAACACGCTATGTATTTTACAAATAATGATGCGGCTACATTGGCAAATACTATTGCATTTTGTCATTCAATGAAAATAGGAGTTACAGAAGAATTTAAAGCAAATGCGGCGAGGTTTGTTTCAGCCAAGATAAACCTACTCCGAATGGGAAAAAGCCTCTCTACGTTGCTGGAAACCGTTCACAGACGTTCAAAACGTAAAGGGATATTCAAGATGGATTAAGATGAACATATTAGTTGATTGTGTACAAACTGGAAGCATTGTGTTGAAACACGTTGATGTAGATTTAGTAGTAACACTTAGACCGTGGACTGCTTGGAGACATAAACTATCTGGATATGTTAATCATGCCAAATATTGCAGAAAAAAGAAAATTCGAGTTTACTATCCACAGAAATTTGACTTATCTGGAAAGAGAGACTTGAAGATGTTCCAGAAATGGAAACCAGACTTACTTATGGTATTCGGTTGGCAGAGAATCATACCGGATGAGATTATTAAGACGGCAAAGGTTGCAGTAGGGAATCATGGAAGCTGGAAGTATCTTCCATTTGGACGAGGACATTCTCCAATCAATTGGGCACTTATAAAAGACAAAAAGAAGTTTTATTCACATCTATTCTATTTGGAACCAGGAGTAGATTCTGGAGACATAATAGATGTTAAGAAGTTCCCAATTAATACTCAAGATACATGCGACAGTTTATATAAAAAGAATGGTATGATGCTTTCTTCTATGTTACAAACAAATTGGGATAATATTAAAAATAGAAAGCCCGGAATCAAACAACTTGGAGTTCCAACATATCTTCCTAAAAGGATACCAGAAGATGGACTATTAACTATTGACATGTCAACAAAGCAGATGTATAATAAAGTTAGAGCCCTGGCTAAACCGTATCCAGGAGCATTTATAGAAAATAAAAGTAAACATATAATTAGAATTTGGAAGGCTTCTCCGTTTGGATTAAATTTTAATAAACGGAAAGCTGGAGAAATATATCAGTTTCAGGATGGTCAAATATTGCTATTTACAAAAGATAGTTCATTGTTGATTACAGAGTGGAGCTTAGAACATAAAGGAGGAAGAAACAATGGATAATGAATTGCATACAGCAGTATGCTCAGATTGTAGCCAATCATGCGAAGTACCATTTAAACCCGCACCGGGTAGAGATGTGTTCTGCCGTGATTGTTACAAAAAAAAGCGAGGGTATTAACCCTCCATTTTTTAAAATGAGAGTATTTATAACTGGAAGTGAAGGGTTTATAGGAACCCATTTAAAGGAGCGATTAACGAGAGAAGGACACATTGTCGTCGGACTAGACAACTTATCGCATCTTTGTAGATTTAGTAAGGGAGATTATATAAATGGAGATATCAGAAATATCTGGAGCTACTATCATATACTTAAGAAATGTGATTGTATAGTTCATTTGGCGGCACAGATTAATGTAGAGAAATCACTAGTAGACCCAGTAGATACAGTTGACATAAATGTAATGGGAACATTAGCTGTATTGGAGACAGCTAGAAAACTTGACATACCAATCATATTCGCATCATCCACAGAGATATATGGAGATAAGCAAGACCCAAAGATGTGTGAAAAACATATCATGGATCCTAAAAGTCCATACGCCGCCGCCAAGATGGGAGCGGATGGTCTATGTAAAGCATATCATCATTCGTACGGACTTAAAGTAATAATAATAAGAAACTTTAATACATTTGGAAAGTATCAGAGTGATGATAAGTGGGGAGCTGTGATAGCCAAGTTTGCAGATAGACTTATAAATAATAAATCGCCGATAGTATTTGGAGATGGAACACAGAAAAGGGATTTCATGGGATATAAAGATGCTATAGATTTTTATATGCTTATGATTGAGAACGGAAAGGAGTATTGGGGACAAGAATTCAATGTTGGAATGGGAACGAATATAAGCATTGGAGAACTTGCTAGGGAAATGATACACATATTCGGCATGGAAGGAAAGATTGAACCTATACATGCCGACCCTAGACCTGGTGAGGTGCACGAATTCTTATGTGATAATACTAAAGCTCTAAACACTGGATGGAAGCCAAATATGGATTTTAATAGTCTTATGAGAGAATATATACAATGGAAATTAGCAAATGACAATCCAAAGGTGACAATATGAAATATGAAGATATTCCGGAAAACATTAGAGACCGAATGAATATTGATGAATTTATATTTGGAAACGGTTTCTGTTTAAAACATTCAGATGGTACCTTTGAAAGAATAGACCCGATGAAAGTTAAACTTAACACACGAACCAAAACCTTTGAGGTAATAAAATGAAATATAAAGTTGGAGACTTCAAAACGAGTCCACAGCAGAGAGATGTGATAATGGAGATACTCGATAACAATTGGGTTACAGAGAATGTCTATGTAGATTTATTCGAAAGGAGTGTTGAAAAGTTTCTTGGAGTAAATCACGCTATTGCAGTATGCAATGGAACAGTATCATTACAACTCATAGCACATTTTACCAGGATGACAAATAAAGATAAAAAACTTACAGTATGCTGTCCAGCTACTACATTTCCAGCCACACTTAACGCTTTTCTTATTTTAGGATACGAACCAATATTATGCGAGATTGACAGAAATAACTTATGTATGGACATTGACAAATTAACAGAGGAAGAGAAAAGGAAGATAGATGTGATAGTACCAGTGTCACTATTAGGATACACTCCTGATATGGACAAGATTATGGAACAATCATCTAAATATCAATGGATTGTTGTTGAGGACTTTGCTGAATCATTTGGAAGCACATATAAAGGTAAGAAACTAGGGTCTATAGGACATATGGGTTCTTCATCGTTCTTTGTAAGTCATGTGTTTCAGGGAGGAGAACTTGGAGTTGTGACTACAAACAGACCAATCGTAGCAGATATTCTACGAAAGATGAAAAATCATGGTAGAGATGGAAGTACATTATTATTTAAACATAAATATGTTGGCTCGAATTATAAGACTACAGAATTTAGTGCTGGGTTAGCTTGGGCACAATTACAGGACGCAGATAGAATAATAAAGGAGAGACAAGCTATAGCAAAAATATATCACGATGGGATAACTAATTCGGACCTCACTCCGATGCCCGTCAGTGATGATTACAGCTACTTGGGATATCCAATTTTGGCTAAAGATGAGGAGACTAGAATAAAGATTTGTAAACATTTGAATAAACATGGCATAGAGACACGTGGAATGTTCCCGTGTCTGGCAAACCAAGAAGCGTATAAAGGAATGTTTGACTCTAAAAAGTTCCCTATATCAGTAGAGATGGAAAACAGAGGATTCTACATTGGAGTTCATAGTCTAATCGACAATTTAGGAGCTAATTATATTGTGGAGAAATTGAATAAAAAATGAACATAATAGCTGAAACTGAAAAGAACTTTGCAAAATTTGTTGGGACACGTTATGCTATCATGGTAAATTCTGGAACGGCCGCACTTCACGCTGTTTATCTCGCTTACGGTGTGAGACCTGGGACCAAAGTGGTCGTTCCAGCATTTACTTACTACTCTACTGTCAATATGATATTAGCTTGTGGAGCAGAACCAGTATTTGCGGATATAGACCCAAAGACATATCTAATTTCCATTGATGATGTTTTTAAGAAACTTACCAAAGAAACGGTAGCTATAGTTTTAGTTAATTTATTCGGTAAAGAAATCAAAAAAAGAGAAATAGATATTTTAATAGACGCATTTCCGGGAGTGAAAATGATTATAGACTCTGCACAGTGTTGTAAGCCTGAAATGAACTACGGAGACGTACAATGCTTTAGCTTCTACAAGTCAAAGAACTTTAGTTGTTTTGAGGGTGGAGCAATCGCTACAGATAATATGAGACTGGCAAACAAATGTAGAATCATTTCCAACCAGGGAGAAGATGGAAAGTACAATACTGCTACACTAGGATTCAATTATAGAATGAGTGATATAACCGCTACAATGTTAAATCATCAGATTATGTATCATAGGCCTGGTGGTATTGCTGAATTGGGAAGATGGGGAATAGAGAATGGCCATTATCCAAGAGTTGTATATGACCAACCATTATATAAACGTCTTGGACTTTATAGTAAATGGAAAGGGAGTTGTCCAAACGCTGAGAAATTGGCTAAGAAAGTTAGGGAGAAATATTGGAAAAAATGAATGTAAAATATTATGGGTCGGATCCTGGTGTCAATACTGGAGACTATTTTGTGTATCACGCTATAAAAGGCTTTGGATTCAACTTTAATGATAATGCTAATCTATTACTTATTGGTGGAGGAACAATGCTTCCAATATCTGAAAAGTTGGTAAAGGGATTCACTCCTGAAAGAACATTCACTGTAGGTAGTGGAGTATTAGATAAACCGTATTCACAGAAACTTATGCTAAACGAACTAGAATATGACAAAAACCTATCATTCACACGTAAATTCCTATCCAAATGTAAGTTTGTTGGACTCCGTGATAATGGAAGCAAAGATGTATTGGGATTTGGAAGAGTGATTGGAGACCCAACATATATGATTAATACAAAAGGACTTAAGAGTGATGGACTCGGAAAATATGTAATATTAAATGTTGGATTCACTCAAGGAGATGTAATTGGTGGGATAACAGCACAACTTGAATATCTTCTTCCGATACTAAAATTTGCGAAGTATTACTTGGCAAAACATCTTGGATATAAAATATGTATTATATCCTTTGCATCTGAAGATAAAGGATTTTGCAGTTTGGCACATAGATATCTCGGAAAGTCTCATATATATGACAGAACAGACAAGAAAAACACTGACATATTTAATATTTTCAGCAATGCCGAATTTGCGATAACTTACAGGCAACACGCAATGATTACAGCAATCATATGTAGGATACCAGTGATTCCAATAGCATACCAGGAGAAGGTTATCAATGTTGCGAAGGATTTTAACATAGACAAATATTCTATAACAACTGATATGGTAACAGAGGAAGAGTTGTTCGAAAAACATGGAATGTTGGAAAGTTGGGATAGTAAACAGATAAACGATAAATTAAATTATTATAGAGCTACAATGAATGATTATCTTAGTGAACTTAGGAGGGAATTTACAAAATGAAAGCTATTATATGGGACCTAGATGAAACACTTTGGGAGGGAACAATATATCACGATGAAACTGTATTCTTGAAACCCGAAACAAAGGAAGTATTGAAACAATTGGACAAACTTGGAATAAAACAATATGTATGTTCACATAATAGACATGACGCTGTTATTGCCAAATTAAAGGAATATGACATCCTTAAATACTTTGAAAAGGTATGTGCGGGTATAAGCCAAGAAAAGGATATTATGATTAAAAACATGTTAGATGGAGAGGACCTTTCTCCAGAAGAGATTGTATTCATAGATGATACTGGAATGCAGAGAGAACTTGTGATGTTGAATGTTGGATGCCATGTTGATTACGAGACTGATTTATATAAAGTTATGAAGTATTTCGATACAGATAGACTTAAAATTATGGAACAGCAAAGGGATAGGACAGATTGGTCTAAGAAGTTTGTTGGTAGTAGGAGAGAATTACTCACATGTATAAACAATAAAGTAAGTATACGAGACGCACAAGAACATGAGATACCTAGAATCACTAACTTGGCAAATAGGACAAACGAATTAAATGCGGCGAGAACACGATACACAGAACGACAAATACAAAATAGATTTGATAATGGGAAATATATGATTCTAGTAGCTCATCTACAAGACAAATTTGGGGATTTTGGATTGATTGGTGAAGTGATGGTAAACTTATATCACTCTGCTGGAGAATGGTTCATCAAAGACTTATGCGTATCCTGCAGAACAATGGGACGTGGAGTTGGAGGGTCATTGTTAGATGAAGTTATCAAACAAGCAAAAGATAATGGAATAGATAAATTACGTGGATATGTGCTTCCAGTTGACGATAACCGGAGGATGTCGGGATTATTTACCAAATATGGATTTGTAGTACAAAAAAAGGTAGACGGAGCGGTATATTATGAATTACAACTGTAATATATGTAAACTAGAGTTTTTATACCACAGAAAAAAGAAGTTCTGTTCGGATTGTTCGACAAAACGACGAAAAGATTTAAAGAACTCCAATAGGAGAACTAAATACAAAAACGATGAAACATATAAAAACAAGAGACTTACTGATAACTTAAAATGGAGAGAAAACAATCCAGACAAAGTAAAACGGGGACGAAAGAACTATTATAAAAATAATAAACATAAAATATTAGAAAGGGTTAAACATCGTTATTATAAACTGAAAAATTCTGGAACTAGGATGTTTTTAGAAATACAATATAGATATAGACACACGGAATATGGAAGACAAAAGACAAATGAGAGAACTAGGAGGAGAAGAATGAAAAAGAAAAAATTAAGAGAGAATTTTACAACACAAGAGTGGAGAGACAAGCTTACATCAACAAAGGGGATGTGCAAGGCTTGTAATAAATATGTTGGAGAGGAACACTTAACATTGGACCACATATTACCAATATCTATAGCTCCTACAGATTTTATCTATACAATCAATGATATACAACCACTATGCGGACCATGTAATAGTGGTAAAGGAGATAGGGTGATGTAAAATGGTACACCTTGACCATATTGGTATAGCCACAGATAATATAGAAAAGGCATTGGATAAATACAGAGATTGGGGAGAGATTGTCCATAGAGGATATTCAGAGAAATATAAGTCTGAATGTGTATTCATTCAATGCGAAAATTTTCAGTTGGAGATATTTAGGTCATATGACAGCAGGATAGAACGATATGTGAATCAGAGAGGAGGACTTGTTTTACATCATATAGCTATAGAAGGAATTGGAGAACATGAAGGAGCCAAACCAGGAATGTTTGTAGACTTTAACAATCCAAAGAAAGACAAGAATATACTCGTAGAGACGGTAGAATATAGATGATATTAGATGATGTAATCATTGGAGATAACTCCTATATAGGAGATTTTAGTTTAGTTAGAGAAGGAGTAATAATTGGGAAAAATGTCAAGATAGGTTCACATTGTGTTATTCAACCAAAAGCTAAAATAGGAGACAATACCAATATACAGAGCCATTGTTCTATAACAGAGCATAGTGTAATTGGGAAGAACTGTTTCATTGCTCCATTCTTCAATGCTCCTGCTGATAATACAATTGGAGCACCAAAGGACAAATATGTTCCTAATCCAGCTATTATAGAAGATAATGTCCGTATTGGGTCTCATGTATGCTTAAAACCTGGAATAACAATTGGCAAAGGAACAGTTATAGGAATGGGAGCGGTTGTTACAAAAGATACAGATGGAGGAGTGTGGTACGGATGTCCGGCGAAGAAGTGTTAAAGAAAACACAATTATTTGACCAAGAATTAAATGAAATAAGAATCAAATTGATACAATTCCAACACGAACTTGAAACTAGAATACTTCCAATGTTAGAGGAGAAGATGAAAAAATGAAAGATAAATATCAGAACGTGGGATTCAATAAGAAAATTAATGAGGAACGTGCGGCTAAAGTATTAGCATTTTCCTGTGGAGATAATGTACTGGAAGTTGGTTGTGGAGAAGGACAACTTACTAAACACCTTGTAGAGAAACATAAAAAGGTAGTAGCTATCGATATTGATTCCAATGGATTCAAATTTATAAAAAACCAACATAACTTACTCAAGAACCAAACATCTGTCTATAAGATGAAATTTACTAATATGTTTGATACTGTTATATGCACAAATGTATTGGAACATTTGGATAATCCCAAAAAGGCCCTAAAGAATATCCTTAATGCTGGAAAGAAAGATTGTGTATATATATTTACTGTTCCAAATGCACATTCAGTCAATAGACTTGTGGGAGCAGATATAGGAATTATAAAACATCCTACATGTCTTGATATACAGGATATAGAACTTGGTCATAAGAAGATGTATAGTCCATCAAGCTTTAGATGGCTCATAGATGAATACTTTAAGATATTTCACTTCGAAACATATATATACAAGCCATTTCCAAATAATGTCATGGAAAAATTCTCTATAGATTTCCAAAAGTATTGCTTAAACCATCATATTGGAATGTATGGAGCAGAGATTTTTGTGGGGGCGATGAGAAAATGAAGAAGAAACCAGTATATGGATTTGATGAAAGGGATTATCTTGTGGAGATAAATACGGAGAATAATAATGAGAATACTATTAGTTCAACCAGCAAGTAATATTATGAAGAGTCGTAAAGAGGCTAAACCAGCTTTGCAACCACTTGGACTAGGTTACATAGCTGGAACTTTGATTGCAAATGGATACAAAGACGTGGAGATATTAGATGTCCTCACAGAAGGATACTATAACGAGACTCCATTCAAGAAGGATTATATTCGGTACGGGCTATCACCAAAGGAGATAAAGAAGAGAATAAAAGAGTTCAACCCTGATATCGTTGGAGTTACATGTATGTGTGACTTGAGGAAGTATCATGCGTTGGAGATTTGTGAATTGACTAAAGAGGTTAATCCAAATATAACAACTGTAATTGGTGGGAATCCTGTAACTGTGAAACCTATGTGGTATGTAAATAATTCATATGTGGATAGAGTTGTATGTGGAGAGGGGGAATCGGAATTCCTTAGATTGGTAAAAGAAGTTGAAAGAGGAGAAAGACGTACAAGGATATTTAGACAGAATACACTGCTTCTACACCCAAACCTAGATAAATATCCATTCCCAGCCCATCATCTATTCGCACTAGACAAACATTTAGAGATATGGCAAAAAGAGGGATATCATTACTATCCAGCCAAGAAGTTTACAAGCATGGTAATGGCTAGAGGATGTCCAAATAATTGTGAACATTGTCCACATGATGTACTATTTCCAGGCTATAGAACCAGAAGTGCTAAGAACATCTTTGAGGAAGTCAAATATGTGCATGATGAGTTAGGAGTAGAGGAAGTTCAATTCCACGAATATAACGGAATAGTTGTGTGGAAGATTGTGGAAGAGTTCTGCAACCTTATGATAGAATCAGGATATAACAAGAAAGTCCAATGGGGATGGCCAATTGGAATATGGGTAAAAGTATTGAATCGTGAGAAACTGACGTTAATGAGAGAAGCAGGAATGTTCTATGTTGATTTGGCGATTGAGAGTATCGACCCAAGATTACATGAAAAGTTGATGAAAGGGAAAGATGTAGATATAAAACATACTACAGGTGTCATAAGATGGTGCAATGAACTTGGATACTACATAAATTGTTTCTTTATGATTGGACTGGAAGGACAGACAAAGGATGATATTGAACTAACAATACAATATGCTCGTACATTAAATGTGGATTCTGTAACATTCTTTATAGCACAACCATTACCTGGAACTCCATTCTGGGACCATTGTGTGGATAAGAAGCTTTTCATTGACAATTTTGATACTTTCCATTTAAGATATGGAAAAGCTAATATCAAGATAGAGGGAATAACTCCAGAAGAACTGGAAGCATATAGACATAAAGCAAGACAGTCATTTAATGATTATGGGAAAGAACGTGGTAGGACTCAATATAAGGGTCCACGGGGAAGTAATTTCCTGATGAAGAGAGGATGCTAATGAAGATTATGATGTTTAAAGGACACAATCCACATTTTAAGGATGATACTGATACATATGCGGAAGGACTTACAAAACTAGGACATGAAGTAACAAAAATTATTGTGCAAGAGAAAGATGATAATCTAAAGTGTATAAATATGCCTAAAAAGGAAGAGATATTGAAGATGGACGTACTATGGTCTCCATATGAACGAGAAAACATTGCGGCATTAGGCATCAGAAATCACATACAAAAGAAGATTCCTATTGTTGGACATTATGAATGGGCTCCACCGTGGCGTACTGGAGTTGAGGAACCAAGAATGTGGAGCTATATTATGAAACCTGATGATATCAGAGATTTCAGGAAGATGTATCAAGCATTAATACCTTACTGGTTAAGTTGTGATGTAATTACTGGAATCGATGAATATAGCATTGGCACTATACAAGCATTGACAAGTACCAAGATTAAGAACTGGAAGATAAAGCCATACATAATAGATGATGAATTACTATTAAGTCAAAAAGATGATACTATAAAAGAGAAACGACAGATTTTAAGCACAGCTAGATTTGTAGCACATAAAAAGATACATCATGTCATATTTGCTTTATCATTACTTAAAGACCCTCCACCATATAAAGTTATTGGAGGAGGAAAAGATTTAAAACAGATTAAGGATGTTGCGAAGAAACATAATGTTAATATGGAATTTGTTGGAAGAGGACAGGAAGATAGCAAAGCAAAATATATCCAGGAGTCAATGTTTTCTGTGAACATATGGGCTGGATTGCCTATAGCGGAATCGGCAATATTCAAGAAACCGGCAATCACATATGAGCATCCATGTTCAAGAGCCGCCGCTGGAGATATGGCGACATATGTAGAGTGGAACAACATTAAAAAATTATCATACACAATACAAAAATTTATAGATGACGCTGACCATAGAAAAGCTATGGGACAGAGGTCTTACGATACTTTAATAAATAACAAAGCTGGAATCTATACAACTATGGAAGCGGCAAAGAGAATGGAAAAGATATTACTGGAGGCAATAAAATGACTGATAAACCACTTAGGAAGCATTTAGTAGATGCGGCCAAAGAATACTTAAAAATAGATGAACAGGAAATTCGAAGAAGAATTACATTATGCGAAAAGAATATAAATGAGGAATGGGAAAAAAAGACCGGACTGATAAAGTTCTATGCTGATACAGAATGGCAGATATATGGACTATTGGCATTCAATGATGATAGAAGAGTTGATGCACTTACATATCCACTAAGACATTATCCAAAATCAAAGATACTTGATTATGGTGGTGGAATTGGAGAAGTGACTATGACACTGGCTAGGAACCATGATATGTATTATCACGACATACCTGGAAAGACTCAAGACTTTGCCAAATTTCTATCAGAACATAGCAAGAGACCAATTACATTCTTAACAGAAACAGGCATTCACGAACATAAGTTTGATGTTATAATCATAGCTGATGTACTAGAACATGTAACAAATCCATTAGAGTTGATGGCTAGAATCGTAAGTAGATTGAATCCTGGAGGGTCAATACTTACCACTGGTCTAGATTTCAGTGTTGGAAAGCATATCCCAATGCATCTGGCAGTCAATCGTGGATATAAGGAAGCTATGCATAAAATGTTATCAACAGAGTTCTATATGAAATTTTTTGAGGGAACAATAAACGAAGTTATCTATCTATGGAAGAGGAGAGGATAAAATGAAGTTAATGGTTGTATTTGGAACAAGACCGGAAGTAATTAAACTAGCATCATTCTTAAAGGAAGTCAAGAGTGTCAATTATGATGTTGTATTAGTAAATGTTGGACAGCATATAGACTTGACTGAGCAGGCATTAAATGTATTCGGACTTAAATCTGATTACAACCTAAAGATTATGGAAACAAAACAGTCTCTATCCAAGATTACAAGACGGGTTATAACGAAATTAGATAGGATTTTAGATGATGTAAATCCCGATACTGTAGTTGTGATGGGAGATACAAATACTGCATTTGGAGCCGCCTTATGTGCGTACTATCACAAGAAAAAGATAGTTCATATAGAGGGTGGAGCTAGAAGTTACGATAAATACAATTCTTTTCCAGAAGAGATTAATAGACGACTCATAGACCATATCGCAGACCTGAATACATGTCAGACGCAACTTGACGTTGATAGACTTGGCAAAGAAGGAATATATAATGGAGTATTCGTGGGAAATACAAGTTTGGATGTAATCAATATGTTCATAGACAAAGTAATTACAACTAAAAAGGTGCTTGTCACTATGCATCGAAGAGAGGGATGGGGAGAACCTATGAAACAAGCGTGTATGGCTATAAAAGGATTAGCGTTAGAATATCCAGACCATGAATTTATAATAGCCAGACATCCAAACCCAACAGTGTTTGATATGTTTACAAAAGTTTTGGATGAGTTGGATAATGTGAAACTTGTAGATGCGTTACCATTTGATATATTTATACGACACCTGGCTAGCTGTAAACTTGTAATGACTGACTCCGGAGGAGTTATTCAGGAAGCAATATTCTTAAGGAAGCCAATAGTGCATATGAGAGATAAAAGTGAATATGAACATCTATTTGATGGAACATATCTTGTATCTACTGGGAAGAACATGGGAAGAATATTAAAAGCTGGAAGAAAACTACTAGATAAGAAAAATCCTAAATGTAAAGAGATAACAGAATTTGGAGATGGAAACGCAGGAAAGAAGATTGCGGAGATGGTGATTTAAAATGATTGACTTAAAGACAAAGAAGGTATTCCTTGTAGGGAATATGATGGATAAGCAGAGTGCGAGTTATATACTCCAAAGTCTTCTACCTACAGAGTGTAGAGTTGCTCCATTCGACAATAGAATAATAACAAAACATATAGGTTCAGAGAAGATGAACGAGAAACTCGTAGTAGATGTTGGAAGACTTAAACCTGATATGTTACTTGTATTAAAAGGATTGGATATAAGCAGACAGGCATTACTGAAATTAAAAGGGATAACTACTACAGTATGTTGGATATTTGATGTTACTATTGATGGAGTTCCAGTAGAGGAGCATATTGAGTATCTAGATAAGATTAAACTATATGACTACTTTTTTACAATATCACGTGGAAGCGTCAAGAAGTTACGAGATAAAGGAGTCAATGCGTACTGGCTACCAGAGGCATGCTTTCCACAAGAACATGGACGACACGAACTTAATTTCTACCAAGAGGGTAAGTACGGAGCGGACATATCCTTTTTAGGAACAGTGGGATTTAAGAATATGCACACTAACAGAATTCCAATGTTGCAACGTGTTATAAAAGAGTTTCCACATAAAGATATCAAGATATATGGTGGAATATTAAATGAGAAAGATATCCCAAAAGAGATAATGAAAAGACACACAAAATTCAATATGATAAATATGTTCCATAGTTTTGTATGTCAATCATCTAAGATAGTAATAGGTATGTGTGGATGGCCCGAAGTGGAACTAAGTCAATCTGCTAGAGTGTATAGGACATTGAATTGTGGAGCGTTCTATCTAACTAACTATATAACTAACTACGAGAAGATGTTTAATATAGATGAAAGTGGAACTCCTCATTTCGTAGTTTATAGAGATTTAGACGACCTTGTGGCTAAGATTAAGAAGTATCTTCCATTAGAGGGACGTAGAAAGGATATAGGTAAAAAGGGAATGGAAATTGTTATGAAAGAACACACATTCAAACAAAGATTGCAAGATATGGCAGAATTAGTATTTGGAGGTAAAGAAAGATGGACATTAGTAAATTAGAAAATATATTTCTCAAACATAAAGTAACAGATAAGACAGAATTATGGGAAATTGAGAATATATTGATTAAAAGATTGGAAGACCTAAAAAGATTCAACAAAGAAATAGAGGAAACAGTAGAACTTGGAAGATTTCTAGTCGATAGACGAAGAAAAGGACCAATAGTAGTTTCCGCACCAATTAAGTTATGAGAACATATAAAAACATAGTACATGACTATCTGAACTGGTTTTCAGACCAAACAAAAGACGGAAATTACATTCCAGAGAACTATTTTCGTCCATATAATGATGACAAAACCAGATACGCAATAGAATTCGGTAGAGTATTTAAAAATCTACTTGCGAAATGCTATCATCCAACGCTTGGAAGTTGGTATTTCACCACTTTTATACTTGGAGATATGCAATATGCGGGAACATTTGGTCATAAAGTATGTTATAACAAGCTATGGTTTGAATGGGACGGCTTATTACCAGCTACAGACCATTTATGTATAGCTTGTCAGAGAGGAGGTGGCAAGACTCTCAAGTTTTCTATCATAGAACCACTAAAACGTGGTTATTTATTCAATAATCATAAGACTATCATAGCTGGATCCTCGGAAGACCAGGTAAGTGAAGAGATAATCACCCCAATAAAGACAACTATAGTCAATAATCAAGCATTATTATCTAAATGTCCAGATATTCGAAAGGCTAAATGGACCAATACATTCATAACTTATAACAATGGATACATAATTGGGAAAGGAGTAGGTGGTTCAATCCTTGGTAAACACGTGGATTACATCGTAAATGACGACATATTACAAGAGGAAGGCACCAAAAAGATGTCAGATGAGGCTATAAAATCATATGTTCTCGACACATTAGACCCAATGATTACGGTTAGACGAGGGCAAATGGTGGTTGTAGGCACCCCCAAGGCGGAGACAGATATCTTCCATTTTATCGTCGACAAAATCAAGACAGAGCCAGGAACAAGCTGGGTATTCAGGCGTTACCCCGCTATTTTAGACTACGACAAGAAGATTTTACAGCTTCCATGTAGGTTTACATGGAATCAATTGATACAGAAGAGGCTGGATTTAGGTGCTTGGAGGTTTGAAAAGGAGTATCAGGTATCATTTATACCTCAAGCTAACGCATTATTCCCTAATAATCTTCTGAAAATGGCTCAGAATAAGGGAAGAGAACTCAATTTCAAGACTAGACACGTCCAGAAAGAGGGAGATACGGAGATGTATTACTACTTTATGGGTGTGGATTTAGCTAGGAGTGGAGAAGCATCTGCTGATAATTCAGTATATACTGTGGTACAATTTAACCCGGAAACTCAGGAAAAGATACCTGTATACGCTGAAATACTGCATGGAGTCAAGATTAATAGGCAAGTAAGAAGGATTGCCGAGATATCCAGAGGATTTAACAACTGTCCTATATTAGTAGAACAGAATAACATAGGTCAAGACTTTATAGATTTACTTGTAGACAACTATAATTGTCATGTTGAGATATTCAAGATGACTTCCACATCTAAAGAGAACCTTATCAGATTACTAATCGCTAATTTTGAGCAGGAAAAGATAATTTTACCGTACGGAGATGACTTCACTCGCCACACTATGAAGCAGATTATAGAAGAGCTTAGGCGATTCAGAGTTGAGGTTACTCCGGCAGGCAATGAAGTGTTCAGAGGGCTACCACATGATGATTGTGTCATATCATTGGCACTGGCAGTCAAGTGTACCCTATTTGGTGGAAACACTCCATTTATAGTCGATAGATTTGATAAACCCAGTAAATTGTCAAATATAGAGAAGATGATACGTGACGGAGTAATCAAATAGTAACAACCAAAAGATTTATATATTTTTACGTATTAACATACATTATAGATAATTATATAAGTGCGAAGTTTCATCCTTAATAGTACGGATAAAAATGACTAGTAAATCAAAAAGAAAAAGGAAGGCTCTCAAGAGTTCTATACGTGGAAGACGTAGGGGAGCTAAGGTTGTTACTTCTCCAAAAATTAATACAGAAGGTGAATATTATGAGTGATATATGTAAATATTGTGAATTGGCAGCCACAAATACTGTTACTGACAGTTTGGGAAATACTGTGCCAGCGTGTAAAAGACATTACGAAGAATGGCAAGAAGAAGATGGAATATTTGACTCGTTGCAAAGAGTCGGACTACGAGTAAATATACCGTAGTTATTTCTAGATTAGATATTAAATAGGTGATAATGGAATGGAAAAAAACTTAATAGACGAATATATAGAGCAACAGACTTGGCTCGTTAAAGAGAACGCAAATCATATATTTTGCGTAGGACATTTAATGAACTATTTGTCCTCAAAACCAATTACGAGTTATTGGTTGGATAATGTCTTTAATGACAAGATAAAAGACTACCATGAGACTGGTAAAATACACTTACACGATTTAGCAAGACTGACTCCATACTGTTCGGGTTTCTCTACAAAGGAAATAATAAAGAATGGACTTAAAGGTCCAAAAGGTAGAATCAATTCAACAGCACCAAAACATCTTAGTTCTGCTATCAATCAACTTACAAACTTTGTCGGAGTCATGTCGCAAGAGTTCGCAGGCGCCATCGCATTAAACGATTTCTCATTATATCTCGCTCCTTTTGTTCACTATGACAAATTGACATATAGACAGGTAAAACAGGAAATACAGCAATTCGTATTTCATATGAATCAACCTAATAGATGGGCAGGAGAATGTCCATTCTCAAATGTAACTATTAATCTTACTATACCGGATGATGTAAAAGACCAACCCGCTATAGTTGGTGGAGAAAAGAAACTTAAAACATATAAAGACTTTGAAAAGGAAATGAATATGCTGAACGAGGCATTGCTAGAAGTATTGATTGAAGGAGATGCCAACGGAGTACCATTGACGTTTCCAGTATTGACTGTCGCAGTGACTCCAGACTTCCCTTGGGAATCAGATATAGCTACCAAGATATTTCAAGTCACCTCAAAGTATGGAACTCCATTCTTCGAGAACTTTAACGAAGGAACTGGAAGAGACCCAAAAGATAGCAGGAGTATGTGCTGTAGATTACGTGTAGACAGTGGAGCTATCAAGAAACATACAGGAGGAATATTTGGTCACGGAGATTCTATGGGTTCTGTTGCAGTAGCAACTGTTAATCTGAATAGGATTGGTTACGAAGCCCAAACACCAGATGACTATTTCGAAAGATTGGAAGATACTATGGAAGTATGCAGAGACGCATTAGAGTTACGTCGGAAGAAAGTGGATGAACTCTATGAAGCTGGTCTATATCCATATACAAAGTTCTATCTAAAGAATTATAGGACATATTTCTCCACAATTGGAATAATTGGTGGGAACGAATCTATGCTCAATTTTCTAGATGAGGACATGACAAATGAGGATGCATTGGAGTTCATGGGAGCAGTGTTAGACTTTATGAATGAGAAATGTTCGCAGTTCCAGAAAGAGACTGGAAACCTTTATAACTTGGAAGCAGTACCAGGAGAGGGTGCAATGTATAGATTAGCACGACTTGACAAAGAACTATGCCCAAATATCAGACTTTCGGGAAAAGAAGAACCATATCTGAGTAATTCAGTACTGCCACCAGTTGAAGAGACTGACTTTGCTAAAGTGATAAGGACGCAAGAACCACTACAGACTAAGTTTAGTGGTGGAACAACTATTAACATCTATCTAGGAGAAAGACTTGACAATTACTTACAGGCTAAGCATCTTGTAAAGAAGATAGTGGAGAAGACGCAGATTCCATACTTCTCGATAACTCCAACATACTCTATATGCCATGATTGTGGTTATATTGCCGGAGAAGTATATAATTGTCCAAAATGCAACAAAGTGACTGAGACATTCACTAGAGTCGTGGGATATTTGAAGCCTAAGCATAGATTCAATCCTGGAAAGCTTGAGGAGTTTAAAGGTAGAAAGTATTACAATATAAAAGAGGCTAATGGATTCGATAAATGAAACTTAGAGTAGCTGGAACAACAGGTTCCAGCATGGTGAATGGAGAAGGGATAAGATTTGTCATATTCACTCAAGGTTGTGAGCATTACTGCACAGAATGTCATAATACTCATACTTGGGACCCAAAAGGTGGGCATGAGATAGAGATAGATGAATTGGTAAAGGATGCTCTTGTAAATAGAGAGCTTTTAGACGGAGTTACTATTTCGGGCGGTGAACCATTGCTCCAGTATAAATCCACGCTGGAATTAGCTAAGAAACTCTCAGAACACGGTCTTAGCATCTGGTTATGGACTGGATATCTTATGGAAGAAGTAAGAGGGAAGTACCCTGATATATTAGACTATGTTGATGTCATAATAGATGGGAGATATATGCATACTCTACCTAAACTAGAATGGAGAGGAAGCAGTAATCAGAATATCTGGAAGAAAAAGAATAAAAAGTGGGTGAAGGAATGACAATATTAGCGTATACATTACCAAATTGTGATACATGTGAAGAAATAAAAGAATACTTATCTTGTAATGATATAGAGTACGAAGAGCAGGATACCTCATCACAAGAGGGGCTTTATCATTTCAGAAACATATACAAGACATATAGAGACAAGATACGTAAAGATGAGGACGGGATTGTACTTCCCTGCGTGATATTTACCGATATAGGTAAAGTTGGACATACATTAGAGGAAGTCAAAAATATAACAATGGAGGAAATATAAAATGGCTAAAAAAGGAGTACCAAAAAGAGATGGTTCCGGAAAAGGAACAAGAGCTAATAGAGGAAGAGGCGGATGTAGTACAACAAAACCTAAAGGAAAAGGGAAGAATAAGTAAAATATAAGTATGTGTCAATAGACGATGCGATATTGGATGATGAATTATCATTGGAGGGGTTGTTACATAAATTAGCACCTGGTGCTGTTGACCCTCTAATGTATTTACTAGAGCATGGAATAACTTATATACATCACACAGACAAAAAAGGGATAGAATGGAGAACCTGGTATCGATTTGATATGGATACTAGTAAATTTAAGAAAGACTGTAGATACCAAACAGGAGTAAAATGGTATAAAACGGGTGAGACCGATGGAAAGAAATATTTGGATTGATTTATTATTTATTCTTAGTTTTGGAGTTATAACGTTTTGTCTAGGAATGACAGTAAAGGAGATGACAATAGAGATACCAGAATGTAATCCTGTTCTAGAATGTCCAAGCTGTCTAAGACCGATATGTATGTCGTCAGTTGTCAATGTAAGCTGTCCTCAACCTGTATGCCCAGTATACGGATGTGAGGTAGACTATAGTTCCCACTTTCAAGCGATAATAACAGGTCTTTGTGAAGAGAGACCATATGATTATGAGGATGACAACTGGAACTGCGACGAAATGAGTAAGGAATTAAAAGACAGATTGAATAATGCTGGGTATAAATGTAAAGTTGTTTATGGTAGAATGTGGGATGGTGGCAAGAAGAGTGGACACGCCTGGTTGGAATGCACGATAAAGGTGGAATCAAGCTCATGCCAAATAGCACATGCAAATAGATATAAAGACTACACGAGGTGGTAAGAATGAAAAGATACTTAATAATAATAACGTTGGCATTACTTATGTTTGGTTGTAATCCAAAGACAGACATAATGCCACCAACTATACAATCGGAGATGCAAGATGAGTATTATCTCAATAACACATTTATGACTGTCATATTCACAGCCGCAGATAACATGGCGGACACAATATATTACGACGCATTCCTGGATGGAGTATTGATACATACTGCTGATATGCAGAATGGAACGTCAACATATTTTAGCACTACTGTTCCAACAAACCCAATAGTCCAAATGCTTAGAATAGAACTATCGGATCCATCTGGAAATATGCAACCTTATGATATAACTCTGCATATAATAGATACAGAAGCTCCAACAATAAAGATATTCACTTTGATAGTTGGAGATGTAGTGAGGGACACAACATGAAGATACTAAACTTTTCAGTAAAAGATATCCTTCCAGCATTGTTGGACGGGACAAAGACACAGACTATAAGAAAGGCTTGGAAGGATTATGGAGTGTCGAGTACTGGAAGTAGGATTATGACATATACCGAGCCAAAATATGAAGTTGGAGAGAAAGTACAGATTATGTGGAAGCAGAGGAGCCCATACAAATACTTCTGTAAATTATGTGGAGGTCCTATTATAGCTGATACAGGAAATTCACTTAATCATTGTGATTGTAGTTCTTTTAATCCACTTGATATAAATTCAAACAGGTTCTCTAAGAAACTAAGGATAATCACCATAGCTGATGTATTCAAAGCTGTGATTGGAGTCAAGAGTGTAAAGGCTGAAAGGACTATCGACCCAATGACATTTTCCAAGCGTGATGGATTCCAGAACTTCGAGCAGTTGCTTAAGACATTAGATGATATGTATAATACAGCAGTACCCAAGTCGTTTTGGGTTTATAGGTGGTAAGGATGAGAATAAAGGATTTAAAAAAGAAACTACAGAGTTTCAATGACAATGATTATGTGTATATACAGTATGATGGTATGATATTAAGTCCAGAAGGTAAAAATGTCATAGTATATTATGATGAGGATTTAGATATGGATGCCGGTTTAGTAGTCATTAAAAATAAACTAAAGGTGAGAACATGAACGACTTAATATTAGTATTGGCCATATCAATAACTGCTATATTCATATCATTCCTTCTCATATGGCTACTAAATAGAGAGGAAGTAGTCTATATCCCTGATAACGTCTTCATATGCCCATTATGCAACATCGTTGGCAATGAGTATCTAGTCGGAGAACAGGGATTTGGTAGATGCACAGACTGTGACTTTGCTTGGAGTACTCCAGTATAACTTAACTATTTCTAAAATTCTATAGGATTTCGAGCATTGATTTAGCGTCTTCACGTCTGGAGACGGTGGTGGCGGTAGTATAACATAAGGTGGTCAAAATTGTGCAGACTATCTGCGGAGACCGGCCCTCCTACAAAATAGCACCCACACAAACTATTCTTATTCTCCCATGTCTGCATAATGTCGACAATTGTTTGCATTGTCTCATCTCTGTATCATGTCGACAAATGTTTATATAATAACAACATGACACACTATCTACTACTATATACAAGCATAACTCATTAACGTCGGTTCAGCACAGTATACACATTCGTATACTAATATATCTTATAATGTTCTAGTATGCTGTCACTTTTTGCTTAAAAGCGGGTCGTTTTCTAATTGTCAATATACTACTACATGACAGCAGTATACTAAATGCTATACTACTATACACGGTATTAGCGATACATTTATATATACTAATCACTTAATTTTATTTATGTTTGCTGATTGTTTTAATTCAGCTAATACATAAGCGTTTTGAATTGTCACTCATTACGCTTAATTCAAGCACAGACACAAGAGAGACGACACACGACAAAAGCGTCGAGATATAGACGCAATATTGACAAGAGAGCGACGACGTGCAATAATCGACAAGTAAATCAATTCTTTATTTATCACAACATTATTTAACAAGCATTTGACTTGTTAAGTAGAGCGTGAAAAAATGAACGACATTAAAACACAAGAACAAAAAGCTGAAAGTATCGTGTCAAAAGTATTTGAGCATTATTATATATTTAGAGCTGAAGAAATTAGAGACAAGTTTTATATAATAATCGAGAATACACAAGATACAACAATATCACAAATAAATGATATGTGCGACGAGTTACATAGTAACTTTATAGTGAAAGAGACTTTGATTTCACAACATAGTATATTTATTATGATCGAGTATTAATTTTTTCTTTCTTTTTGTTGAAATGATAAATAAAGAGCAAATAAAAAACAAGCGAGTGATACAACATGACAAAAATCGAAGAGCTTTTAAAAAAGCTAAATAGTGTGAAAGCACAGACAACAAAAAACGACACAACAAAAGTTGACAACGAAAGCGAAGAAGACGAAAGCGAAGAGCTTGAAACCGTACAAGCTGAAACAAAAAAGCTTATGACAATAAGCGAGATTATCGCTAAAGATAAATATAATCGAGTCAAGATAACAGTAACCGCCGAAGAGTTAACAACTTTAGTTGATAACGACATAATCAAAGCTAATCTGGGAAGAAATCAAATTAAAATTCTCTTTGTGAAGTTAATCAAAGAAAAGTTTAATATTGACTTAACCCCTATTAAAGTAGTGACAAAGAAAAACGACGTTTCGACAATAGACACAAAGAAACTTCAAAATGCTTTGAAACTACTTAAACAGCTGGGCATTGAGTTGTAAATCTTTTTTTCTTTTTTTTTTCTTTTCATAATCCTAAAAATACTTAATATTTTGTAGTGAGTAACGAACATTAAATAGATGCATGGAGGTGCAACAAATGGTAAACATTAGCATTATATTAAGTTCTTTATCTTTTCTTATTTCTTTATACTTATTGATGAAAGATAAAGATTGGTTTTCTTTGAGCCTTAGACGGTTCAACCGAAAGCCACCAATTAACAATCTTGAGACTTATTAGTCTCGGTCAGAAGGTCGTCCCCCTCTACCTTCTGGCCTTTTTTTATGGACTCTGGTGTCGGGATAATAGCGACAACTGTCGGGATTATCTCAACCGACGCGTCCGTGGTCGTCGTCGTCCGACGTTAATGTGGTAGGTGGAGATGATGTGGACCGGACGCCTGAGGTGGAGGAGGGAACCGACGACACCGTGATGGGCCACCTGCCGCAACCTGGCGCCAACCGACGTGCCCGTGGGCTGTCGCCATTATGTCGACAATTGTTGCCATTATCTCGACCGGTATCATCCCGACATATTTCGCCATCTTCTCGACAGTGGATAATCTCGTTGCCGTGTCGGGATAGTCTCGAATCCAAGCGGGTCTACAACATATATACTCTAGAGTAGAAGTATTTATATATACAATCATCTCCACAATATTAGGCTCAATGAGTGAGCAACAGTACAAAAGCACGGAGGTGCCAAAATGAGTAAAATTGAGGAGCTTTTAAAAAAGCTACAACCAGCAACACCAGCAACACCACCTAAAGTGGACAACAAGGCAGCAGAACCAGCAGAAACCAAGAAATTGATGACCATTAAGGAAATCATCAACAAGGACACATATAACCGTGTCAAAATGACCGTTACTGCTGAGGAGCTTACTATCCTGGTTGATAACGATATTATCAACGCTAACAAGGGTAGAAACCAGGTTAAAACGCTTTTCGTTACTCTGGTTGAAAAGGAGTTCGGCATCAAGCTACAACCAGAACCCAAGGTTGCATCGGTTAAAAAGGATGATACCTCAACAGCCGACCTAGCCAAACTTCAAGAGGCACTAGCAGTACTTAAACAACTAGGCCTTACCAAGTAGTTTTCTTTATGAGAAGGGCTCAAGCCTTTCTCTTTTTTTTATCAATTCTGAAACGGCCGGTGGCGAGAGGCACGCCGCCGCCAACCGACGCAAATGAGATACATGAACTGATGTTAATGTGGTAGGTGGATAGATGCTGGACCATGGGTCATCCGACGTTACCGCGACGCCACCGCCCTGCGGGCTGTGGCTCGCAGTGTGGCCAGCGGCTATAGGCAGCCTCAGCAACATATGGCTTTATATACTACATCCAACAACTTATATATAAACCCAGCACCTGTTTCAACAACCTCACTTTTAGCGTCGAGGCTCGTACGCGGATATCCGATATCCTCCGGAGTCTCCGGAGTCTTCCACACTGGAACCACTCTTCCACACTGGAACCAGTCTTCCACACTGGAACCAGTCTTCCACACTGGAACCAGTCTTCCACACTGGAACCACTCTTCCACACTGGAACCAGTCTTCCACACTGGAACCACTCTTCCACACTGGAACCAGTCTTCCACACTGGAACCACTCTTCCACACTGGAACCAGTCTTCCACACTGGAACCACTC